CGCCGACGCGCCCGCAATCGCTCCCGCCGTGCTTATCGAAGCAACCTCGGCCCCAGTCAGGAATCCGGCGCTGGGTGTGCGTACAGACAAAGCGCCAACCCGAGCCGCCGCACTGCCTCCGTCTGCCGGCACTACCGACAATCGTTCGGTTGAGGCGCCTGATGCTCCAACGAATATGCTCACTCCGCCGGTGGTCGCCGAAGTGCCTCCCACGGTTAACACCGCTCCGCTGCCGACCGATGCGCTATTGAAAACCAAACTGCTGCCCGTGGCCGCTCCGATGTTTGGCGTCACCAGTGTTGGCGACGTGGCTTGAACCGGAATGCCTGTTCCCGTCGCCGTGGACGTGCAGGTTGGCGGAGCAGCAGTATTCAACGCCGCGACATACTGGTTCGCCGCGCAAGCCCCAGCGCCGGGGATGGACCCGGGAATATTTGAGCCGGTTACCGTCCCCGTGGCTGCCACGTTTCCCGTAACGCTCAAGTTGCCTGAAACCGCATTGCCCGCGAGCGGCGCAAAGCTGCCCAGATTGACCGGAGCGTAATTGTCGAAATTGAACGTGGCGCCGGTGAACGAAACTCCGGTGTATCTCAAGACCTCTTGCCCCGTGCTGGAATCCTTTACCGTGACGCGGTAATAAATCCCCGACGGCAGCGTATTGGCCGGATTGGGCACGGTAAACAACGTGACCACGCCTGCCGTGACAGCCGAGCAATAACCGCGCTTGAGAGCCTGTCCGCCGCCGCCGATGGAGACGGAAATCGGGTTGTCCTGCTGGTCGGTAATCAGAAAGCAGAGCTGCCCAGCCGCCAGCTTGGTCCCGTTGATGTCGGTAATGTTGGAGCCTGAAACGGTGGTTAGATTCTGCGCGTAGGCATCATTCGAAAACCCCACCGCAAAGGACGCAATGATCGCAAAGAGTACGAGAAGTTTTTTCATGGAATCTCCAAAAGAGCTTTAACCACAAAGGACACAAAGGAACACGAAGTGGTTTCATTGCAGATCACACACCTTAGTGATCCTTCGTGGCCTTTGTGGTAAATGGGTTTGTTTTACAATCCTGGTAACGGCCTTCCGGGAGCGCCTGAGCCGCCGCCGCCCGGCGATGTCCCTTGCCCGCCGGTAGTGCCTCCGGTGCCGGATGAATTGACCGTGCTTACCAGCCCGACGCGCATCTGCCCGCGTCCGATGGCCTGAACGTAATCATTCAAATTGATCCAGGCAACGTGCGTGGACTGATTGAAGTCATACGACACCCAATAATTCGTGGTGACCTGAATCGCCGTGCCCCGGTTGTCGAGGGTCAAGGTCTGCGCTGGAATGGTGCGCTGTGTCTGGTCACGCTTCCATGCCGTGTAGGAAGCTCCTACGGAAGCGCCGTAAATCCTGATGTTGTCGGCTGTGCCGCTGATGAAAGTGGAATCCAGTGTGGCGTTGTTCGATGGCGGATCGCCGATATTTCCGAACGTCCCGTTAAACGCGAAGCTATATGCCGTGGCGTTGGCCAGCGACTGTTCCATCAGGCCCATCCGGTTGAAGCTGGTGAACTTGAAAAATATGGTGGTTCCTACCAGAGTCGGATCGGCTTCCCAGACAAATACGCCATCATCGAGCCGAAGGAACACGGAACCGATGTTGTGTGTGCCGAGGGGCGAACCGAAAACGCCGCGCCTGAGGCGCGCTGCAACCACGGCTGTTCCGCCCGATGTGTACGCGCCGTTTCCGGTGCTGCCGTTCAAAGTGAAATTGTTGCCATCGACCACGGTGATGACCCACGTTCCAGTTGCCGCCGTGTTTCCGCCCACAGCGGCGATCACCACGGTTTCGCCGGAGCCAAAACCATGGTTCGCCACGGTGATCTTGATCGGACTGGCATTGCTGCTCCCGGTAATGGATGCCGGCGAGCCGTGAGCGCCCAGATCATAACGATAAGCACCGGTAAGCGTCGCGTCTTCGTAGCTGATGAGTTCGCCATCCACGTAACAGAGAGTGCGAAAGTTGTCACAGTCTGATTGAGTGCCGGAGTTAAGCGTTCCCGATGATTGCGTGACATCGACGGCCAGAGTATGCGTGGTATCAGGGTCAGCCGATGAAACCAGTTGCGCCGTGAGCGCGCCCATGCGCGACGGTCCATACATTTTTCCGATCTGCACGTAATTGCTGTTGTCCGGTGAAACCCATACCGATGCGCCGCCCCAATCTTGATTCACCGCCACCCCGCCCGAAGTGTAAGCCCCGTTGCCGATCGAGCCGTCGAGGTTGAAATTGTCAGGATCGATCTGCGTTATGGTCCATGTGCCATTGGCAGCCGTGTTGCCGCCCACGCCGGCGATGGTGACTTTCTGTCCGCTCTTGAACTTGTGCCCCGTGGCCGTGATCTTGATGGGCGTGCCCGCGATGTTCGTTGCTCCGGTGATCGCAACCGTGGGGCCGCAGGCGCCGAGCCACACTTCATAGTTGCCAGTCAAACTTAGCCGGTCATTCGCTTCAAAGATGATCGGCGTGGAAATTGCCCCGGGATCAGAATTGGCCTGAGCCACATACCCTGTTCCTGTCTGATGCGGGTAAAGCGTAGGCGTTGCAGTGCCCCAGGGGAAGTCTTCGGCGTCCACTTCCAGCTTGCCGGAATCGTCTTCCCGCATAGCGGTGATCCGCACGGGCTTTTTGTTGTATCCCAGTTCTGGGATAGTGAGCGTTACCAGGTCCATGGGCTCAAGCAGGTTGAATTGCCAGCCGAGAGAAAACGTATATGTCGCCCGGATTTCTACCGAGCGCTTGCGCAGCAGATTTGCCGCAAACTTTGCCACCGTGGTGGTGGTAATCGAGTGCGCCTGAACCGGCGATGCTTTGCGCAAACCGTAAAGCGCGATCATTGCATCGTCTTTGTCTTCAGCCACGTCAGGGTTATAGTCGTTGGCGCGATTGGCAAATTCAATCGAGACGGAGTTCATCACGTCCGCCACCGATGGCCGTTTGATCAGAACGGGCGTCAACAGATCGCTGGTGGTCAGGTCATAAATGGGCGACGTGTTGGGAATGAACGTTGCGCCATTGCCCACCATGGTCGTATCGCCGTAAGGAACGATTTTCAGTACACCTTCACTCCAGACCGCCGCGGCGTTGGTGATATCAAGGATTTCCTGTATCCAGTCGCTGGCAGCCTTTTGCGAGTCCAGCACCGGCGAAAGAAACAGCCCGTTGGCGGTGCAGAAATTTTTGTATTGCGTGAGATCGCCCGGAGTGAGGACGCCGGCCAGTCCGTAAAACTGGTTAGCCAGGATGTCGGCAATAATCGCCGAAGGCTCCGCATCGGCAATGCCGGCGCCGAAGGTGATAGCGCTCAGCACTTCAAAACTCAGGTTCGGCAGTGTGCCGCTTTCGCCCAAATCCATGGCGGACGCCGCGACGTAGGCTATGCCGTTATAGCCGAGGGTCCTGGCCGGGATGCGCCGAAGTCAGATAGCTCCAAGGTGTCTGCGGACGTGAACCGAGAAACAACGTGAGGCTTAATTTCTGTTGCGGCTGGCCGTTCGAGTTGGAATCAGGCACGGAATAGACATAGCTGATGGTGACGACCTTGCCGGCGTCGGCCGCGGAGAAATTGAACACGGCGCCCGTTTGCGTGAACTGTCCCGCACCCGGCGAGCTGCCGACCTGCGTCATGGGCGTCTGCTGCGTTCCGGAAAAAGGTACTGAACCATCTGAACCAAAGTCTGTTTGCGAGAAACTGTAAGCATCCGCTCGGCCTACTCCGCGGTGCGAATGAAAGACCCCGCCACCCGGAGGCGTGACGGTAATCCCACCGCCGCCGCCCGGAACAGTAAAGGGCACCGTGGCGGAAATCATAGTCAATTTTCCCTTAGTGTCCCAGACGTTGTGCAAATTTAGGATTGGCCCCTGACACAAGGCCATCGCAACAGCCGTTTGGTACGTGTAAGTCGTATTGCTTATCGCGTTGCCGCCGCCGGAGCCCAGCCCCTTGCCGCCAACCTTTGTTGTGGACGTGTGCGGAATGGAAGAAAAATCACCGGCCCAGATCAGCCGCGCTGCAATGCGGTTCTGCCCATAAAGAATCGGAATGACTTGCCCGTACGAACTGGTTTGCACGCGTAACGCGGAAAGCAGATTCGGTTTTGCCGCGAGAGCGTTCTTCCCGCCGCCTTTTCCGCCCATCAGAGCCATACATTGACCTCGTCTTGTTCGTGGTTACCTGCTTGTCAGCAGTGAATCTGCTCTGCCCCGATTGCCCATTTCCGTCGCCGCTACCGGCCGCAGTTCAAACCATTTGTGTTCTCTGCCCAGCAATTCACCATCGCGCAAGGCGTCGCTCAAAAGCACTCCGTGAGGAATGTAAGAGTGGATTACGATCGGCCATTCCACCACGATTGCACCATGAGAAAACGTTCGCCCGAATCTGAATACAATGAAATCGGCGGGCCGCGGCGGAGTACAAATCTCCACCACAAACTTTTCGATTTCCTTCAGGTAAAGCTCTTCACTTCGGTGCAGATGCCATTGCACCGAGTAATGCGGAGGCTCATATTCCCGCGGCAGCACGCCACATTCCTGATACACAGCCAGCGGAAACATGGCGCAATCCACGCCAGCCCGCTTCACCCGCGCATGATGGTGATACGGCGTGCCCAGCCACTCTTTGGCTGCACGCACAATATCGGCCCGGTGCTCAATCGTCAGTCGTTCCATTTGCCATCCTCCTAGATTGCAGTCTCCGGTGCAGGCACGTAAGGAAAGCCTTCAAAGTTCACCAGGTTGGCAAACTTTCCGGAGCAGGTGGCTTGTCTCTTGTCGCAACCCGGGTAGGCAGTGAAAGTGTCCCCAGCGTTGGGCGCGAACGGCAGCGGAGAATTGAAGGAAATCAATCCGCCCTGGTGTTGCCGGACCGCTTTCACCAGTCCATTGTTCGAGCCGCTGGTGAATACAAGCTGCCCATTGTCGAAATAGCCATCCGGCCGCGCCGAGGTTGTGATGATCTTGTTCGCTGTGCTTCCCGCCTGGACCACAAGGCTGTCGGCAAAGCTGGTTTTCGCCAATCCGCAGCGCGCATCAAAGAGCGTATTCGTGCAGCCTGGTTGCAAGATGAGCGCCGGAAGTTGCATGCTCAAGTAGGCCGTGCCGGCGTTGACGTTCAGCTTGGCGGATGAGCGCGTGAGTTCGTCTAGGGCGCCGATGAAGCCGGAAAACCTCAACACCGTGCCAATCTCGTTCGAAGCAGAATCCATGAACAGGCGGTCGATTCGAAACGCTGCGCCGTCAAAAAATCCCTGACCAATAGCTTGGAGAATCGGCATGCCATTGAGCGTGTCGGTCAGGCTGGCTTCGATCGTGATCTCCAGCGTCGCCACGTCCATGCCAAGCTTCTCTTCAATCGCCGATCGAGCAATATTCGGCGGCCCGGTCACAAATGTGTTTCCCAGCACCACCAGATTTGTGTCCCAACTTGTATAGCGCAGCGCGGCGCCGTTCTTGAGAGTAATGGTGTAAAGATCGGCCATGCGGATTTCTGTTGCGCTCTGGAGCCACGTGACCAGATTGTTGCCGCCGATATTTGTCGGTGTTTTCATATAAAAACCTTTTAACCACTAAGGACACGGAGGACCACGAAGCTTTGGGACTCTCGAGCGAAGCACCTTTGTGATCCTTCGTGTCCTTTGTGGTAAAAACCTGTTTATTTCCTGACTGAAATCAGCTGCACTTCCTTGCACTCGTAAAGATTGAAGTAGAAATTCGAGAGCTCAATTCCTTCTTTTCCGTTCCGCGATGTTCCAGTATCGAAACGGACACGATGCAAAAAAGTAAAGTCTGCTGTGATGGCGGCGCCGTTCGCCGGAGCTGCGGTAAACGTCACCAGTCCCAGGGCGATGGTGTAATCCGTGCCCTGAATCTGAAGGGGCGGCGTACGTCCGCTTACATAGATCGTAGCTGCCTGGTTTGCTGGGTTCTGACAAGCCTCAAGAAAGCCGCCGAAGTTACGCACCAACTGAAACGTCCTGGTTACTCCGTCCCCGGTGCCGATGGGCTGCCCGGTGAATACCGAATCTTCCAGCCGCTGCGTCAGGTCGCTTTCGTTAAGCAGGAAGTCATCAAATTGACCGCCTCGTGCCAGAAAGAAGCCGACCAGAGTTTCCAGCGGCGTCTGTTCGTTTTCGTCTCTGGACCGCGGATCGTTCAACAGGTATTCATAGGCCAGCGTGAACTCCCAGATCGGATTCTGGAAGTTCTGCAGGCGGACTTCGCGGCCGGCAAGGGAGGACTGGATCTCGGTAGAGAACGTAGGGTTCTTCGTGACACTCCAGCCCAGTCCGCGGATTTTTGGAAAGAGAAAGTTGCTCATCGGACTCCTTTCCGCTTGAGCGCCCGCGTTACTTCATTGGCAATCATGTTGCCGTGCCGGCGGATGTGGCCCTGGAACGACGCAGCATCCACCGCGCTTACAGAATGATTAACCACCACGGTCACTCCACCGCCGCTGCTGGCGCCACCTTCCACCATGCTGCGCAGTTTCCCGGCGATCCCCGCCGGCAGAATAGTTTCGTCTTTGTGAACAAAATTGAGGCGGTCGTTGTCTACGCGCCAATCGCCGCCGGCAGAAGACATTGCACCTACCGCATACCCTTCCCCTACCCCTAACACCTCCGCTGAGGCGGGAATATTCATCGGGTAGGGAACGTCAGCAAGAGTGCCAGCGGCGGCCGTAGCCGCGGAAGAATGTGCGCGCCCGGCATTCAGCACCTTTTGCAAGGCAGCATGAATTGCGTCCTGGATGGCCGCAGCGTGTTTCGATTCCTCATACTGCAATTCAATCTGAATGATGCTCTGAATCGCGTTTGCGGCAAGTTGCTTCCAATTTACGGTGCCGGTGACTACGAAGGCAGCCAGGCTGGAATTAAACCCGTTTATCATTTGCATGAAAGACTGGGTGAGCTGCTTGTTTACGTCCCGCCACTCTAACAGCTGCCTTCTCAGCTGAGATGAGGAAGTGTTCGCCAGCTTCAACCTAAGCGCGGCGATTTGATCGTCGTATTTCTTTTCAATATTCAGTTCTTCGATTTTGAGCTTCTGAAAATCGAGAGCGGCTTTCTGGTAAGCCGCCTTTTGCTCAGGCGAGCCGAGCATGCCGTACATGGTGTCTATTCCAAGTTGCTTTACGATAGCCTGCTGCGCGGTGAGACGATTGTTGGCCTCCGCCACGGCCGTGGTTTTATCTTTTTCCACCGTCGCCAGTGCCTGGGCGTCTGCTTTTCCCTGTGTTGTGTAGCCAAGTGCAACTGCCAGGGCCGCATTGCGCTCGGCCTGTTTGTCCTGGATGTCGCGGCCAAGTTGTGCGATCTTTGCCGAATTCTCGGCATTTTTCTGCCCGAACTCAGCTTGCTGCTGCACAGCCTTTAGGTTGGTCAAGTTCGCCAGAATCAACGCTTGCTCTGTGGTGACCTCATCACCGGCTGCTTTGTTTTCCAGTTGTTGCACCGCCAGAATCTTGTTCTTGCGATGGAGCACATCGTCCAAAGGCACAACAACTTCTTCAGTTTTAATTTTCAGATTCAGGTTCTGTTTCAACTCTTTAGCGGCTGTGGAAGCGCCCGCAAGAGTGGTCCGGAGTGTGGTGATTACTTCCTGGAGAGCACGAAATTCATTGGTGGCCTCCGCAGTTGCCTCATCCTTCCCTACCGCGGGAAGAATAGTGTCATCTCCATTGGCCTGTGGCCCATGCTCGAGGGTCTTGGCCCGCTCGTTCCGCGCCGCGTCAATTTTGCCCTGAGCGGTCTTTAGATACTCGGCCAGTTCGGCAAGCTTGTCGTTATAGTTCTTTCGATCATTCGCGACCTCTTTCGTATTGTCGAGCTCGTCCCGTGTGGTCTGCTGGTCCAGTCGCTTAAGTTCTTCCTGAAATTCGGCGTATTTGTCCGCAATCTCATTCTTGAGTTTCTGATCCTCGCCGGAACCAAAGAAAATCCGGGACAGCGTGCCCTGCGCCTGGGATTGAAGCAGTTTGTTGTCGGCCGCGATCGCCTTTTCTATCGAGGCAGTCAGCTGATCGGCTTGCTGGGCCGCCTCGGCTAAGGCGATCTTGATCCCGTTCTGGGCGGGCTTTTTTTGGATTACACGGATTTGGTCTTCGAGACGAAGGTTGCTGATTCTTACCTGCTCACCAAACTTGCCGATTGAGTCGGCATCGCCGAGGGCCTCGTCCGCTAACTTTTGCAGTTCCTCTCTGTGTTGCTTTGCTTTTTCAGTCGCGTCAAAGATCGCCACGCCCAGAGAAATAACTGCCAAAGGCGCGAATGCCGCTTCCAATGCCGGCGCTATCAAGTCGCTGGAAGCGAGCATGTCCTTGATCGCACCGGGGACCTTGACGCCGATAAGATCGCCCAGCATATCAACGGATTCGCCAGCGTGTTTAAGGTGTTCCTTTGCTGCATCGGTCGCGTCTTTGAGCGAGCTGGCGTCGCCAGTTATCTTTACTGCAACTTCGTTGTCAGGCATGGTATGCACTCCGGCTGTTGGCTGTTGGAAAAATTCAGAGCAATAAAGAAGGCAGCCCGGAGGCTGCCTGAATTAGAGCAAATAGAGACGGCTATTCATCCAGAACCCAGCCATCACCGGACTTCTTCAACATCTTTTTTCCGGGACGCGGCGTGCTGCTTTCAACCATATCCGCCAGATTGAACGTTGGGTCGGGTCGGTAATGATGGTGCAGGTCTTCCAAATTAGCATTTACCTGAATCAGCTCCGGCTGGCTGAGCTTGTCGACCAATTTGACGCCCGCCGGCGTCAGCGCCCATTTCCACGTGTACTCGGCTTCCGCCTTCTCGCCGGTTATTTCATGAATGTTCGCAATCTCGGACACAACCTTTGAGCCGACGCTAAAGCTATACGCAACCCAATCGCAACCGTCTTTAACAGTATGCGGGACCTTGTTCAGGAGTGCGATAAGTTTCGGACTAGGATTCACCACTTCTACTTTCCAGAATCCAGTGCCGTCCGGTGTAATGGTTATTAGGCCAGCTTTTTGTGCAGCACGGAAATTAGTCATCTTTGTGAGGTCTCCGTCTTTCTCAAGCCCTACGATCGGAGTACACCTCTCGCTGACGCGGCCAACAAATACGAACAGCATGACGTCTTCCCGACGCCAGCTTTTGTTAAGCGCTTCAACGGCAGCCTCTTTGCTCTTTCCGCTTGAGCACCCCGTCAAAAGCAGCAAAGAGATCACCAACAGAAAAGCCAGCGCCCTGATGGAGCGGCGCTCTGTCATCCCAAAACCGATCGTCCTTTTTGGAATTATCCCGATCAAAGGCAGTAAAGCAATTGGACATCGAGAAGCCCATTGTCTAGCACCGACTGGCATGTCTCCGATACCTCCCTTCAAGCTTGAAAATAAGGTTTCTACTGGTCCACAACCCAGCTATCCACGGATTTTTTTAACGTTTTCTTCCCGGGGTGAGGCGTGCTGCTTTGTTTTATATCCGTCAAATTAAAGGTCTCGTCATGCTGCATCAGCAGGGCTGGATTCCTCAAATTGTTATTGAGCTGTGATAACTCTTTCTGCGAAAGACTATCGATCAGTTTGACACCGGTGGGAGCCAGGATCCATTTCCAGGTAAACTCAACTTCAGACTTTTGACTGGTAACCTCATAGATATTTTTGACTTCCACAACCGATTTTGTCGGGACGGTATCGAGCATAGCAAGAGACCGGCACCCGTCTTTCTCGTTATATTTGGCCTTCTTCAAATTCTCCAGCACCTGTGGCTTTGCATTTGCCAGCTCAACTTCCCAAAAGTCAGGGCCATCCGGCACAATGGTCACCAAACCAGCCTTTTGTGCAGCAATAAAGTCGATCTGCGCAGGAATAGGTTCCAGCTTTGTGAAACTGCTACATTTTCCATTGACTCGGCCAATCGCATAAACAAGCTTGATCGAGTCCTTGTTCATCGATAGATTGAGCGCATCCGTTATCGCCTTCGTATCCTTTTCATTCGAGAATCCTACTGCGAAGATGAGAAGCACGACGACGAACAGACTCGGAACCCTGGTTATATTTCTTCCCGCACTCCGTTAAGACCGGTTCGAGTCCTGATACCTGCTTTGCGCGTGAGTTACTCTCCTTTGGAAAGCGTGATACTAGTGAACATTTCGGCATTTGCAAAGCAAAAAGTGAACGATCTGGCACAACCGTAACATCTAAAGTTTTACGCTCCATTATCGGTATGCAACGCCTTATAAAGTTATGCCTTATAAAACTGCGGAAGCTTTTGAGTAACACTTCCTCCTGCAAAAGAAACAGCCTGCGTGAGTTCATCAAAGTGCCCGGCAGCCTGGCGTCGATTTTTGCCAACCCCTTTTCCTTTGCCTCCCATCAGGTATGCGCCGACGAGCACGTGAGTCGGGGGATAGTCCTTCCAATACGCCATCAGCTCGTTCAGTTCCCACAAAGTCAGCTGTTCGATCTCATGCAGCGTCCATCCGGTAGCGGTGGCGACATGGCCAAAGACAAAAGGCCAGTCCGCTATACCGGTACCGGAGTCGGTTCCCCCGCGGCCGCCTTCTTAAGTCCCGAAACTTCAAGCATGGCGTTGAACAGGACACTGAAGTCATCGAAGGTAAGGCCATTTTCGAGCTGCTCTGTGGTCAGGTCCTGATGCACTTTCCTTATGGCATTCTGGATCACCGGAAGATACCGGAGCGACGAAGCGAGCCCGGGGGTTTCCGCTGAAGATTTGTCCTGGAACAGCGAGTCCAGCTGGCGCAATTCGCCGAGCGTAAGTGATGACACTGTGAGTTGTCCGAGTGAAGTGGGAACAGTTTGCTGCTTAAGCATGATTTCCTCCTGATAGAAATGCCAGAGCTCGTAGATGAATAAGCGGGCGCGGCGAAGCACCGGCCCGCCTCTGGTGCGTTACTCGTTGGAATACATGTCGATGACCTGGCCGGCGGCGTTGGCGAAAGCCTCAAAGTCAAATTCAGGAATAATGAAGTCTTCCTGCTTGGTGGCAAAGGTGAGTTTCGAAGCCACCACCGAATACAACAGCACGTTGAATTGGTTGCCGTTGTACACGTTTTCCAATAGCACCTGGATGGTCGGCGCGAAGCCCATGAGCTGGTTGGTGATGTTCAGTTGGGTTCCTGCCGCGGCATTCGTCCACGTATAGGAAATAAGCACAGCCGCTCCAGTATCCGCGGCGGCGAAGGTATAGACGCCGGTGGCAGTGTTCACGCTGTACTGTCCAGCAGTCGGACCGGATACCACGCGAGTAAGAGGAAGGCCGGTGGTAACAAAACGGATACCCCAATCCTGCTTGAAATTTGCGGCATGGGATACGGTGATCTGGAAAGGCGTCGTAGGAATGCTCGCCGCCTCATCCAGTGCGGTGGTTATCATTCCCGTGCCCATCGTCTGGCCGAAAAACAAGTCATTCAGCATTTTGCCGTTGATAGCGGCAAACTTTGACTTGCCGGTGATCTTGCATTTTCCCCGGGCCACAGCCTCAGGAAACTGTTTTTGTCCGTAAAGCTGTTTGACGTCACCTGAAATATCCAGCGATACGTCCTGCAGCGTTCCGAATTTCATGGGAGTGGGGTTCGCGGCGGTGTTGCCGCCAGACGGAAAACCCCAAAGTGTACCTGCGCCAAATTCAAACATTTCTTCTTTCTCCTTTTGGGGAGCCGGTCCTGCACTCCCATAAATTGAAGCCGCGGAACGACTGCGGTTTGTGAACTGATCTGGTGTCTAAGCGGTGGTGAGAATTTCTACTGGCACAACGGCCAGCGCCATGGAGCCAACAACGTTTTCCACGATCTCTATCTTTCCTTCAATGCGGCAGTGCGAGACCTTGCCGCCGAGCGATTGCGCGATTCCCGGCGTCGCGCTGCGAATGGCCGCTTCCACTGCATCCAGTAGCGCATTCAGTTCGGTGGACGGGACCGAATTAGGTTCGCTGTCACCCGCGGTGTACAACACAAGATCCACCGCCAACCTCGCGTGAATGGGAAGTCCATTCACGCTGGTGCCTGTCAGCTCGTCCTTCTGCACCTGATACAACGACGGACGGTCCGCGGGCGAAAGCTGCGACGGGTCCTGCCAGCGCCGGCTGACCGTTTTGAACGGACCAGCCGGCGTCAACAGGGCGGCCGACAAAGTGGAGAACAACGCGGAATAAATTTGCTCGCGGGGAAAAATCACTCCGACACCTGAACTTGCTGGATTGCCTGCTCAAGCAGATCTGGCAATGCCTGTTGAAGGTCATTGATTGCGGGACGCAGGTAAGGCCTTGGCCGAATGTAAGGACGCCGTCCTTCCTTTTTCTTGAATGGCCCTTTCCGCCCGGTATAACCGCCGTATTCGTGAATGCGCGCATAGGGCAGATCGGATCCGATGCTTACAGTCAGGCTCTCACCATCAGAACTCGCCTGAATCGACTGCAAAACAGAATTGAGCAGCTTGCCGCTGCGCGAGGTCAGCAGATCACTGGAACCGCCTTTGCCCGCCGATCCCGCAAAATATTTTGGGACTGCGGTCTGCAAGGATTGATAAATGAGCGGCTGGAGCGCCTTGTAGACCTGGGCCACCACGCGAGGCGCTAGTCCGGCAAGCCGCTGCTGCAGTTGCTGCACGGCTGAATCGTCAATCTTTACGCTAATCACAGCGCCAACCTCCTGTACTGGCTGAAAACGGCTATCGAACGCGGCGGCACATCGCTCATGTCGAAGGAGATCGTGACTTGCCCGCCCATGCTGTTGGATTTTTCGCCGATGCGCACGCGTTGGCGATAAGTCAAAGCAAATGCCTCAATCGCCGCCTGCTTCAGGTCGATCGGCACACTCGGGTAGCCGGCTGCATACGAAAGCTGGACATTTTGCACGCCACGGCAGAAGCGAAAGCCGCGCAGCAGAATGCGCCGTCCGTCCCACAGATAGCCTGCGGTGACCGGAGTGGTTGCCGGCTGGATGCCCACGCCATCGATGCTGACGCTGCTGACGGAAATGATGGGAAAGTTGCGCGGAAGCAGGCGGTCCGAATCATTGCCGTCATAGTTTTCCGTCAACGGTCCCAGCACCAACGAGAGAATGTGCGGCCGATCGATATACTGCAACACTTGCAGGCTGGCATTGGAAATAAGGCTTTGCAGAGTGACATCGTCATTGTTGCCCTGGTTGGGCAGCCATGATTTGAGTTCTGCAACGGTGCAAAGATCGTCAGGAGCAGCAGCCATTTGATTTCTCCAGAATTGAATTTCAGACGCCGGGGAACCTGCTTTTCGGAACAGGTCCCCCAGCGCAGGCGCTGACGGTCAAAATAAAAGCAAGGCAGCCGGGAGAGAGTGGACCGGCTCCTTGCTTTTTCGCTCCTGCGGGTTTTCAGGAAGCGGAGTGTCAGCAGCAATGCGGACAGCGAAGCCGCTATGTGTTATCCGTTGGCAACGTTGGCAATCACGCCAAGAGAGAATGGTGCGCGGCAGACGAGTACCTCGTCGGCATACACGCCATAGACATACTGGCGAGAAACTACGGGCCACTCGATCTGGTAATAGTCGCGGCGGCAGCGGACAAAAGACACGTTGTCCACGCCGGAGAGCGGGTAAGGAATCTCCGAGCTGTTGAAAAAGATCGTCCCCGGCGCCAGGTTGGGATGGATGCGGATGTCCAGGAACTGCTGCGTGAACTTGTTCCAGTACTTGGCAATACTGGCGCCGCCCAGCAGAGCCGGCTTGTCGTCTTCCGATCCCGTGCCGCCCGGCAAGGTAAACCGGAAAAGCGGTACGCCGCCGGAAGCAACGATCTTCTTGTTGATATTGCGCCCTTCCTGCGAGTTGACCCAGATTTCCGTCGGACTGAGCCGCTTGTTGTCCCAGAACCACTGCAGTGCCGTATCAATTTCCAGAACGCCGTTCGCCTGGTCTGCAGTGAGAGTGTTGCCGTCGAGCGAAGCAAAGTAACCGGCGTTCGACTTCAAAGCTTGCGTGAGAAAGCCATCGAAGACCAGAGCGTTGGCGGATCCGTCCGTGCTGGAGTTTGCCGCGTTCGCCAACTGCGTGCCCGCAACCGGAGCGCTGATGGTGACCTTGTTCACGGTGGTGATGGTATTCAGCGTCGCCGTTCCTGCGCTGGTTCCGATATACCACGCGTATCCGGCCGCGCCCTTTACCGCAGGCACAGTAGCCACCACGGTCTGCTGGCCGGCAGTGGTCGCAGCCACGGACGATGCAGCGCTGATGGCGCTGGCGCCCGCGCCGTATTGCGTGGTGCTGGCAAAAAAGTGGTGAGCCCTCAGATGCGGCGGGAAGCGGTGCTGGTGATGCAGGTAGAGATAGAAGTAAGCCAGCGACGCGCCTGCGGGCTGATCCAAGTGCAGCGGTCAAGTTGTCGCTATCGGCGACGGCGGCACGAAGACCCACGATTTGCGGGCGCGGTTGCGCGAACTGGCAGAGACGCGGCGGCGATTCGGGTACCGGCGGTTGCAGGTGTTGCTGCAGCGCGAAGGCTGGCGGGTGAACCACAAGCGGGTGTATCGGCTGTACGTGGAAGAGAAGCTGGGACTGCGACGCAAGCGGGGAAGGAACGCTCAGGAGAGCGCCAGCCGCTGGCCGAGCCCACGGGAGCCAATCAGACGTGGTCGGTGGACTTCATGACGGACGCGCTGAGCTCGGGGCGAAGGTTCCGCACCTTGAACATCGTAGACGACTTCACACGCGAAGCCTTGGCGATCGAAGTGGACACCTCGCTTGGCGGTCGGCGGGTAGCCACAAGACTTCTTGAGTCCAAGACCATCAGCATTGGCACCATGAAGAGCGGCACCCCGTAGTGCAGAACGAGGTTCATCGGCATCCCGGCGATTTGTCCTCCCACGAAATGTCCAACGACATTCATCACGGCCGCTGCGCCGAGCACCACAAAAAGGTCTTCAAATTCGAGATACATGAAGGTCACCCTCGTTTGCAGATTGCGGTTCACCTGTGTCACTTGTAACGCCATCACTCGTCTCCTCGTTAAGGCACGCCCGCCGTGCCGTGTTGAATCCAGAACTCCCCCAGTCGCAGCAGTCCCGACAATCCGAACGAACACATTGCCGCAACGAGGTTTCGTACCCATGCCTCGCCGACGGTCATCCTTTCCAGCAAGCCGGCGTAGTGCGATACCGCGAGGACTACCTGCAACACGCCGTAAAGTGGCAGCAGGACGTTTTCCACCCAGTTTACGAGTGTCAAAA